TGATGACGCACCGACCACCTTTTGACAAATGCTTTGTTGTTTGGCAAGGAAAGACAAGCCATCACCCGAGCTACACCGTCTTGATGATGGTGGCTGGAGATGATCCAGATGAAGGCATCACGGTGTCGATGTGGAAGGGGCCAACCGGGACTCGACTGATGCCGATCCCTGCCATGTTTTACTTCATTGAGGATGACAACATTCGGTACGGGTCTGTCAGCGATGACGAGCCAGTGGACAAGGAGCTTGCAGAACTCATGTTGGCTCAAATTGGCGCTTGGTACGGTGCAATGGACAGGCGTATTGAGGCGCACATTCCTACGGTGCGTGAAACCTTTACCAACCGCCGAAAGATGCAGCAAGGGAAGCTGCCGACCTATGACTGGACAACGGTATGGATTGAGCCAGCCAAGCCCCGTCAGGAGTCCAAAGGCGGTACACACGCATCACCCCGATTGCACGAGCGCAGAGGCCACTTGAGAAGGCTTAAGACCGGAAAGAATGTCTGGGTTAAATCTTGCAAGGTCGGTGACGCAAGCAAGGGCGTGATATTCCATGACTACGCAATAGCACAGGAGCAGAAATGAAGATTGCATGGACCTTCATCATTGTGATGCTGACCCTGATGACCGTTAGGAGCATATATGCCTGATTGCAAACACCGTTGGGAGCCTGTTGAGGGCCAACCTATTTACAAATGCTTTAAATGCAATGCATTTATGAGGATTATTAAATGAACACAGAGCAAGTAGTGGGGATATTCAAGTGTTTACTTGAAGGACCTCACGGCAGATTAAGTTTGGCTGAAAAAACAGGAGCCACTCCAAAGATGGCAGGTCGGTTATTGACTGAGCTGAAAAAGCAAAAGATGATCTACGTTATCTCTTACTCAAACGACAGGGATGGCCGTAACAGGGTCAAGATTTACGCATTGGGTGATGGTGAAGATGCACAGCCAAAGCAGTCACAGACTCAGGAAGACAGAAACCGCAGGAGCTATTTAAAGAAGAAGGCAATGCGTCACAACTTCACACCACTGACGACATTCATCGGAGGCAAATCACTATGGCAATGAAGAAAGATATTAAAGCTTGGGCAATAAAAATCAGAGGCAGAAGTTTTTATTTGCGTAGCAATGGTTCACCCTGGACATTTGCCAACAAGAAAGACGCTGATGATTTTTCTCAAAGCGTTGCTGACAGATATGAAATTCTTGCTGAATCAGTAAGAGTTAGAGTAAAAGTTGAGGAAGTATGAGAAAGAAAAGCAACTACAAACCCCGTGGTGTTCGATACGACAACTTGTCTTGGATCGTTGCTGGCTTTAAAAAGGTTGGATCACTGCCTACTGCTGGTGTTGCACTAAAGCTTAAAAACCATGAGGCACTTGATTCAATCCTGACAGGCCAAGGAACAAGAGCGCATGTAGATGTACTGATTGCTGCTGTCAACATGAGTGAAGCCTTTATCCGTGTCAGGGATGAGTTGGGCAGGGATTGGGCCAAAGAGATCAAAGAAGCCCAAGACGCCATTTACACAATGGGTAAGCGTGGTGTTGAGAAGGGCAGGTTTGCCTTTACAGGACCAGAGATGGCTGCTGTGAAGCTGGTGATGGATCTGCATGATGCCCAACTGGATGACTGTTCTGTCCGTGAGATGGAGCAAGCCTTGTTCATTGTTGAGGAAGAGATCCGACTCAAGAAGGCTCGACCAATAGTGGAGATGGCGTAATGGAACTTGATGACCCATTTGTCTACAAGAAGCCAGAGTGGCTGGTTCTTGAAGAGCGTGAGAAGCGTAGGGAGGCCAGAGCAAAGCGCCTTGGCAGACCTATTGGTAATTGGGGAGGAAGGCGTAAAGGGGCCGGAAAGAAAAGAGAACGCCCATATGACGCAAAGGTGTACATCAATCACACCAGGATGCAATATCTTCTTCTGATGGACATGGGAGAAGGTGACCTGAGTGCTGGTGTACAGAAATTAATTGATGAAAAATTGGAATCGTAATGGACATTGACCCAAACAAATGCGTGGCATACATCATGGAAAACGCCCCTAAATTTGCGAAAGCAAAGGCAGAGCGGGTGTTTATTGAGAACTACCTGAGAACGGTCAAGAGCCGTTTGATGAACAAGGAAGAGGGAACGCTTGGCAACAAAGAGGCGTTTGCATATGCTCACCCTGACTACGAAGCCCAGCTAAAGGGTCTGCAAGCAGCAACTGAACAGGAAGAGAACCTGAAGTTCATGTTAGCTGCTGCTCAAATGCGCTTTGATACCTGGAAGACACAGGAATACAGCAAACGCCAGGAACTTAAAAATCTTTGATATACTGCACCTGTTGCTGTGGTAGGTAACAAGATTGAAGCCGTTTACTCATGCTCTCTGTCTTCCTTAAGTTTCCGTTGGAATAAATTTAAGAAAGACTACCACCAGAGGGCAGTAGTAAACGGCTTTTTTGTTTCTCACAACGACTCGGACACCATGCGGTACGTCAGTGGTGGAGTCTTAAATAACCCTGTTACACGAGCAAGCCAGAGCAGGGACGGTGGGCGAATTCCTAGAGCCGGGTGGTTGAAATAAGTCTGGGATAGTGCAGTGCGAGGACATGGCTCCAAAGATCACAGGCACAGAGCGAACTGTATTTGCTTACGGTAAGGCTGTGCTTTGCTCAAACATTCACCAAAGATCACTTATGACCAAGATTAGACAGAGTGCTAGAGGTGAGGATTGCACAATAAACCTTCCTGGGGTGTGTAACTACAACCCCGAGACTGTTGTCTGGTGTCACAGTAATCGATACGAGCATGGCAAGGGGATGGGTAAGAAGGCAGACGATCAGCATGGTGCTTATGGGTGTTATGCCTGTCATCAGGTGTACGACAGACAAAGAAAACGCCCAGAACACCTGTCCTTGGACAATGTTGAAGAAGCTTTTACAATGGCAATGGTTAAATCTCGACAGATTTTGAAAGACAAGGGCTTGATATGAACAAAGATGTTGGTCAATTCATACTGACGCTACTCCATGCGGCAACCAATACGCATCTGTTGCATCTCAAAAGCACCAGTTACTCTGAACACATGGCTTTGGGTGACTTTTACACAAAGCTGCCTGACTTGGTTGATGTGGTGGCTGAAGGCATTATGGGTATCACAGAAGAGATGATTGACTACCCTGTTGATTACTACCCACCAATGGAAGATGCCCTGGACGAGTTGCGATCCCTCAAAGACTTTGTCAAAGACGAACGGGAATTGCTACCGCAGGACTCAGAGATCCAAAATGCTGTTGACGAGATTGCAGATTTGATTGACAGTACGATCTACAAGCTCAAATTCCTGAAGTGAGTTTCCTCAAGGTGAGAACTTAGACCCCTTAACCGGGGTCTTTTTTTTGGAAAAAACCTGCCAGAAATCCAGAAAAAGCCCTGTTAAAAAAAAGGGAGGGTCATTTTTTTTGCCCCGGGGGGGTCTTTTTTTTGGGGAAAATGTTTGCCTCCAACTTCATCCGACCTCATCGAGGCCCATTAACCCCCATCGACACCCATCGCCGCCCATCATTCCAATGGGGCCTACAAGGCCGCTACAAGGCCGCTAAAGGGCCTGATTTCAATCCATGCACCCTAGCCCTAGGAAATACAGAAAACGCCTCAAAAGCCCGATTCTGTGAAGTAAGCGCCAACTAACTTAACAAGCCCAAAAAAACCCGGAATGAATCCGGGATTCTTTGGAATTGTCAGTTATACATAGTCAACTAAGACCCAAAAATCATCAGTCTTAACGCTTCGCCACTGTTTAGGGTTGTCGCAGCAAGCGACTATCAGGCCCAATTCATGCACCCCGGTGACTGTCCAAAGTGTTGCAACATCTAGCGTAGTAATAACTCCAATTTGTCCAATTTGATTTTCAATGTGCATATGTTCTTTCAGTACGCTGAACGGTAATAGCGCAACCCGTCATTAGGGCAAACTGTCCAGCGTTTGATTGTTCCGTCTGGCTTTGCCCACAATTCACGGGGAAAGTCTTTGTAGTGTGTTGCGCCATGCCCAAAACGGATTTCGGCGGGTGTAGGGTTTCGGTGAGCAGTAAGCGAATCACTGCCGGATCGAGTGCGATAAAAATCGTATGTCATTGGTTAGCTTTCTGGATGTTGTTCCTGAAACAGTGCAATAGCCTCTTTTTTGGTGTATCCCATGTACTGCTTAGAGACTAGATACCCGTCAACCATTGCACTAATACGCCAAGCGCCTTGAAAAGTGCGTTCGATTTCAATCGAATAAATGCTCATGCCATTTCTCCATCTTCGGTGAATTCATAATTGTTTGCTTCAATGTTTTCGGTGATACATTCATCCGAAAAATTCCACTGAATATCGCGCCTAACTGCGCACAAAAAAGCCTCTATCGCAGTCTCAAATGCGTGATAAGCGTCACCCGTGCGCTTAAATTCATCGTGAAATGTGTAGCGTAGATCACAATCAAAGCAAAACCCGGTTGGCATTGCTTCCCGGTCAAAGCCTGAAAGCCTGACCCCGCGAAAGCGTCTAGGGGTTGCATCAGTGGAAATTGACGCCCGGTAACAGTCTGACAAGGTGTAATCCGTAACCTTGACGCTCAATTCATCACAGAAGGCCCGTAAGCTGCCTAAGCATTCATCAAACCAAGGGTAATCGGTTATCTCCCGCATTTTTTCTATCGCACGTTCTTTCGCCTTGTCTGACAATTCTTCAAAGGTGTAGATTGTGGTTTCAATTGTTCTCATGGCGTGCCCCTTAAAAGATTTGATACACAATTTCACAATCAGTCTGACCTAGCAAGATTGTGTTTTCATTCAAATACTCAATAACCGCATCTTGTTTTTCATCTTCATTTTCAAAGCCGCTCAAATCAATTGAGTAGTTTTCGGCAATGGCCTCCCAATTGTCTGTCGCATAATCGCAACAAATAGCGACTACATCTAATTCCAGTTCTTGGCCCGTTGATTCTTCGAGTTCTTCAAGATACTCAAAAATAACCATTAAAGCCTGATAACCGAATTGGTCATATCGGTCATATGCCCTGAAAGCATCCACAAAGTCAGAAAAATTTATAGTTTGTTTCATTTTGATATTCCGTGAATATATTAAAAGGGATGTTTACATCATGTAGATATAAACAAAAAATGGCGTAAATGCGGTGATAACAAAAATCACTGCATAAGCAAGGTCAAGCAACAATGTTTTCATGGTCAGTCTCCCAAGCGGTGTGCATCGCGTGCTGGATCAAAGTCGCCTACATTACCGCCTGAAAAAGCCCGTTCAGCCTCCATATCCAAGGCGGTGATTGTGTTTTTATCCAAGATTGACGCTACATCTGTATCCTCAAACCAGACTGCAACCAGTCTGTTCATGTAAGAGGGCATAGACAAGTCAAGCTCAACGGTAACGATGCCGCCGTTGAGTGTTGTCTCATAGAAATGGGAGGTGTCTAACATGGTCATCCTTTGAGTGTCATTAGTTGATGAGTGCCTAGGCTTTGCGCTTCGGTACATCAATTTTATGATCCGTCAACAAAAAAACCATAGGTGTTTACCCTAGGTTTGCCATGTTTTTCACTTGAAATCGTTTTTCAAGTGTATATAAGCAAAGCGCATAAGGGACAGGGTTTTATAAGCATGATGGATAAGTGCTTTCCAAAGCTCAAAACGAAAAGAAAAACCAAGAAACCTAGGTGCTGTCTTTGCTCTCCACCAGAGGGAGACAAGCTCTAAGACAAGCTCTAGCATTTCCAGCGAAACACTTGTCAGGATGACACATCAAAACGCTGGAAAACCTACAAATGATCGGGCCCCTAGTCTGTCGCTTTTATACAAGCCTGTAGAGCGAATAAAGCACCTAGACGCTACTACCCCACTAGGAATCCACAGACCCCCCTAGAATCGCGTTTAAATGCGTTTAACCCCCCTGGATTAGGGAGGGGGTAGGGCTGGATATGGAGGGAAAAGAGGGGGCCCACTCCCCCAAGGTCAGTTTTTTTCTAAAAACTTTTTCCTCCTCACCACAATTCACCAAGCAGACTAGAACCAACAACCTACACGTTTATAGTTATCCACAGATATTCCGTAAGTTATCTGTAAGAAATAGCCTTTTTCACGGGGTTGATACAAGCTAGGGCATCTTTTTGCCAAACAAAAAAGTAATACTTGAATCCTGTATAAAATTTTTTCGTCCAAAACTTTTCAGGGTTGTTAGAATCGGCCACTATTGCTTGGAGATTGATATGGAATGGAGTTTGGCTCATCCGTTGCATGATGTTGATGACATTGTGGAGTTGGCAGACAGTGTGTTTGGGGTAGAGGCTGACGAAATCTTGACAAGAGACAGGAACGTCTTTCGGAAGAACGTGACGATTACGGCAACGACTCAGTTGTTTGACAAGGGTCGAGAGTTCTTGGCTGTTTGTCGTGGTGACAGGATTGTCAGTACGATGATGGGTCATGGGGTTGTTGATGATGCTTTGCTGGGTTACTGTTGGTTTGACCGTGGTGGGTATACAACGTATGCCAATGAGGAGATCAGTAATGCCAAGTTCCACCATGTTGACTTGTCTCTTCCTGCCAAACAAAGGGTGAGGTTGATTAATCAGATGATTGACCAACATATATTGTGGGCAAATGCATGGGGTATTCCTGTTATTTGCTCAACCAGTATTAGGGCAGAGCATGATGGGTTTATGAGGATTCACCAAAAGCGTGGATTTAAAGTTAATGGCTCATATGCTTATATTCGGACTGAAGACGGAATGAAAGGTCTTAAATGAAAACCCCACATGATGCTGATGTTTTATTCGGTGAGATTCGCCCTGAAGGCTCTTTATTGACTGATGCTGAAAAGCTTGAGTACAAGAAAAAATATCTGAAAATGAAGAGGGATCAGAAAAAGGCTATGGCTTTGGCTACTGGTGAGAAGATGCCCAAAGAGCCTAAGATTCCTCAGCCTACTGGTAGACCAAAATCCATTGTGAACAGGGTTACTGAGTACGGTGCTTTGTTCAACAAGTTAAATGAGGAGCGGCTTGCTAAGGGTTTGGCTCCATTGAAGACGGCTATGGAAGTGTTGATTGATGCCATGCAGTCTGATGAGATTGACATCAAGGACAAGGCCAGGATTGCTGATAAGCTGGCTCCCTTTGAGTCGTCTAGAGCGCCAATTATTTCGATTGAGCATGTGAACAACGTCAACAAAGAAGAAGAGGTGTCTGCTGATGACGCTTTGGATGACTTCTTGACTGCTTTAAGAAAAGTTTGACGGCTTTGCGTAAAGTGTGATAATTCAGATACTTTTATGAAAGGTCAGTATGTCTACTAACTTCTTGTACGCTCAAGCGCCTAACCGCAAGGGTAATGTCTCCAAGCACACTGCTATGCATTCTGGTGGTGCTACTGCTGACTGTGGTCCTAAGCACGGCATGTCTGGCCCTACTGGTCAACAAGGTGCTCCTAAAGCCACTGGCAACATTGCTAGTCGCAATCAAAAGGTTCAGGTCAGCACTCATGCTGATTACTGTGGAACCATCAAGAATGATGGCTACATGAACAAATCAACCAAAAACTACTTGGGGTAAATCATGTCCTACGGCAAAGTAATCTCTGGTGGTAAGGCTATGACAAATGGTCTGACCAAAGGCATCAACAACAAGCTCAAAGGTTTTGAAGAGAGCCACAAGCGCAGTCAGACATTGGCTACTGCTGTTGGCAAAGCCTTCAACCAAAACCCTCTTGTCGATAACCACTTGAACAACATCAACGTGGCAGCAGATAAGAAGTTCACCACTCCCAAACTCCCAACTCGTATTTAAAGGTATAGCATGGCAACGTATGATATTGAAGCACTGAAGGCAGACCTCCCAACCGCCAAGGACCTTGCTCAGTTTGTCTATGACAAAGTGGGCATCTCTTTGGACTTGGTTGGTAAGCCAAAAGAAGACCAGTACATGGTCGCTCGTAATGCATTGGAGGGTAAGAAGGTTCCGGAAAACTTTTTGACGGACCTCAACCCTTACATTGACCGCAAGGAATTGATCCCTGTTGACGAGAAGAAGACCATCCCTCCTCGCCCAGCAGATCTTCCTGACCCAGGTTCACAGGTCCACTTCTTTGGTGCAACCAACATGCCTCACCCGACAGACCCTCAGTCTGACCGCAAGGTGCAGATCAACTTCCGCAAGTACGACAATGGCGTGATCACCTTCCAAGTGACAGGTCCTATTGAGCAGATTGCTGTTGGTGAGCGCATCAACAAGTTTGGTCAAAAGCAGCCCGAGAAGTATTCTTGGCTTGACCCTCGTACAGAGGAGATCTTGCTGCGCCGAGCTGATGGCACTTTCACTGAAAAGGGTCGTGGCTTGTATGCTTTCTGTGTTGGTGAAAAGGGTGGCGGCATCTGGACTTTGATTGACCGCAACTTGATGAACATCGCAGAGAAGAACGTCACTAACCCGTGGGCGTGATGGAAGATCATTCAACCATCTTCCGTCAAAAGTTGTCAGCTCAAGCAGAGGCTTGTGCAAGAAAAACATTAGAGTGGCTACAGAAGGATCTTCAAGGAGATCGTGTCTTGGAGCCAAAGGATGTTTACTACCTTGCTTCTGCTGCTGACCTCTTGCTGACCATGCGTGACGCATATGGCAAAAAGTGAAGCCAGTGACTACATACTGCCCATCTACAAGGATCGGGCACTCAAACACCTTGTGAAGTTGGCTGGTGGCAAGGCTGCTATCAAGCATCTTGATGCCGACCAACTACGCAAGATGAAAGCGGCAAGAGATACTGTCGCCAAAGACATGCAGTTCAATACCTTGAAGTGGTTCAGACCTTTCAAGTACCAGACTGAGTTCTTTGAGACAGGCGCTCACTTTGCCCGTAGAGGGATGATTGCAGCCAACCGTGCAGGAAAATGTTGTACAGCAGCAACAGTTTTAGACCTGCCCGATGGAAGCAAGATTACCTACGGCGAGATGTACAGACAAAACAAGCCGTTTAAGGTTTGGTCTTGGGATGGTGAGAAGGCAGTAATTAAAACTGCCATTCAGCCAATCATGAAACCTGCGGAGCCTTGCGTTCGTCTGTGGATGTCGAATGGTCGCTGGATAGAAGCCGCCCTTGGGCATCGCGTTTTGCAGTCTGGAGCTGAATACGTCTTTTGCGAGAACCTGCTGCCATCGCTTCCAAACCTTGGGGCGACCAGTTTGGAGTGCGCCCGGAGAGTTCATGCTTCAGATGAAGAGCGTTCGTGGAAAACACTTCTAGGTTTTCTAATCGATTGTCTTGAGAATCTCCGTTCTTATGATGAACAACTTCTGTTCGCAATAAATACCGGCCTAAATGTTCTTCCATCACAAGTCGATGCTCTGCGACAGTATTTTTCTTTGTGCGATGCGGATGGTCTGGTTGATAGATATACCAATACCCACCAACCAAAGTTCGACCACCTTTCCAATCTGGATGCCTGTCGCCAGATCGTGGACCTGTTCGCTGAGTATTTAACTCATAGCGATAACATGCCCTCTGCAAAGTTGTGCGACTACATCCAAGAATTGCAGAGACTTGTTCTTGCGTCAATTGCTGAACTTCAATCAATTCACGCAACTGGTCAAGATCAAATTGAAAAGCCTTCATTGGTAAACCCCTTTAGTGTTGATGCTAACCAGATTATAGCGTATCAACCGATTGGCGTCCATGATTGCTATGACTTTACTGTTCCTGGCACTGAAAACTACATCAGTGCTGGCATTGTTCACCACAATACAATCGCCTCGACCTACGAGACTGCTTACCACCTGACAGGCAGATATCCCAAAAATTGGAAAGGCAAGAAGTGGGACAAACCCATCATTGCCATGTGTGCTGGTGAATCCTGGGAACAGGTAGCCAAGACACTGCAAAGCAAGCTGCTTGGATGTGATGACATCAAGCAATCGTACAAATTAGGAACAGGCTCTATCCCTTTGGAGTGTATTGACGAGAAGTCATACAGAACGGATGGGGCTAACGTCCTGTCTATTGAGATTTGGCATAGTTCCGGTGGTAAATCAAAGCTGTATTTCTCAAACTACACCCAACAAGTGCGTCACTTGCAGGGTTTTGAGCTTGACCTTGTTGTCTTGGACGAACAACCCCCAGATGAAGTGTTCTCGGAACTTGTTGTCCGTACAGCACAGCGTAATGGGCAGGTTATGTGTTCGTTTACGCCACTCAAAGGTATGTCCGGACTCGTGCGTAAGTTCTGGGACAAGATTGACGGCTACACCCATGTGCGAGTGACTTGGGACGACATCCCGTTTGAAAACGAATGGGGTGAGAAGTTCTTCAGCCAAGAAGAGCGGGATCAGTTATCCCGTGACTTTATGCCTTGGGAGCGAGACTGCCGTATCAAAGGTATTCCGTTGGTCGGCAAAGGCGTGGTTTTCCCAATCCTTAACTGGCCGACATACAAAGCAACTGACATTGACCTCAAGAATGATCCAAAACTTGAGCGTTTGATCTCGTTTGACTTGGGTATCCGCAATGACCCAACCGTGATTAGCTTCTTTTTCCGCAATCCTGTGGAAGAAATCATCTATTTGCACCGTCAGATTAAGATTCCCCAAGGCGAAACCCCGGATGAGTACGTCCATTATTTGATGGACAGAGAATCCAAGGGTATCCCGATTGCTTTGCCCCATGATGCGACCCAAGCTGGTCGGTATACCTTGACTGAACAGTCGGTTCGGGAAGTGTTTGAGGACAACTATGGCCTAAACTGTATTCCGGGTGCTATATTGAACCCAGTAAACGACCAGGGCAAGGTAACCAACCATAAGTCCTATGGAATCAATATAATGCGGATGGGAATGGAACGTGGCACATTGATGATCAATGAGTCTTGTGTCGATTTTCTCGATGAGGCAAGGAACTACGCTATTGATGACGCTGGCAGGTTCAGTGATCCGGACGATCACATTGACTCTGCCCGTATTGGAATCTTGGCGTTGATTCAGGGTCACGGGGAAACGGTGGTCAGTCGGGCCAACTCTTTCCAATATCGCCGTCCAACACCCGTTGATGGCAAGGTGCAAAGGATTTAATCATGTTGGATAAACAAAATATTATCGTTGAGTACATCGAAGCACCTGCTGGCAACAAAGGGATTGTTTTCCAAGTTGCACATGAGGTGTACTTGAAGATGGTGGACTACTTGCGATTGACGCAAGCCAAGAACACGTTTAACCGTCTTTCTGATTACCACTACCTCAACATTGCTGTCAGCAACTCCACCGAGCCAATCCGGGGCATTGACTACATCCACCCTGTAGTGACCCCTGGTGTTGATTACGCTACGGCCATCATTACCAAATGCCTGATGCCAAACGGCAAGGTTAACTTTGAGTTTGAGCGGTTCAGTGAGCAAGACAGCGCACAAGCCAATCAAGCAACTGAGATGGTCAAGTACATGATCAACTCAAAGAACGATTCTTATGCTGTCATCCGTGATTGGGCACAAGACTCGTTGTTGCACAAGAACGGTGTTGTGATGGTTTCTCCAGTGCGGGAGCCTATTACGCAGTACAAAGAAGTTGAAGGTACACGAGATCAGTTGCGAGTCTTTGAGACTATGGCTGCTGAAAAAGGTCTGACAGTTAAGCGTCAGAACATGCGTAAGATTGACGTTGACCTTGAAGGTGTCATGCAGGAGATGATGAATCCTGATGACGACCAAGGAACCGTCCAAGAAGAGGTCAATGAGGCAATTTCTGCCAATACCATCTACCGTGCCAAGTACAAGATGACGGGTTTCTCGACATCTGTCCGTATCAAGCACGTTGCCCAACATTACTTTGTCTGTAACCCAACAATTCCCAATATCCAGGATCAAGATTTTGTAGGTTTCTACGATCCAATGACCATCCATGAGTGCAAAGCTCAATTCCCGTATGTTGACCTTGAGAAACTTGCTGAACACGCTGCCTATGGTCCTGCTGGCGCTTACCAAGCAGGTGCATTGGAAAACGATCTTGCTTTGCATGCTCGTGATTCCACTCCTGTTCCCGGCCAAGGCGTAATTGCTTCTGCTGGTGCTGACCGTTACAGCCGAGTCATCATGCTGACCACCGCATGGATTCGCAAAGACGTTGACGGTGACGGTGAAGAGGAAATCGTTGAGTGCTGCTTCTCTGGCTCGTATGTTTTGTACGTCAAAGAGGTGGACTTCATTCCTTTGGCGGCAATGTGCCCTAAGCCAATCACTGGCAACTTCTTTGGCTACTCCCTTGCAGAACGCCTTGTGCCTATGCAGGAATACGCCACATCGATTGCTCGTGCTGAGATGGCTTTTGCCATGCAGTCCTCGACACCTCGTATCGGTGTCAACCCAGAGTTCATGGATGCGGAAGAGATCCAACGTGGTGTGTCTGCCATGTTCATCTTGGACCGTAAGTTTGATCCTGCCAAGCACATCTACGAATTTGCACCCATGCAGGGCAACTTGGCTTACGTCCAATCGTCCATGCAGCGGTTTGAAGCCGACAAGATGGCAATGATCGGCATGACAAGCCCCAACGATGTGCTTAATCCTGAAGTGATGAAGGACGGCAACTCGGGCTTTAAGCTGCAATTGGCTATGGGTCCTAACCAGCTCATCCAAGATGAAATGGTTAAGAACTGTGCCATTGGTCTGCGGGACATGATCTACATTGTCTGGAAGACCCTGATTCAGTACTCGGACGACTACAACATTCAGCAGTTGGCAGGTGTTTGTGCCAAGGGCGCTCCATTTATGGACGCTATCTCAATGGAAAACTACGAGTTCATTGACCGTAAGCTGATCAACATCGATTTGGCTCTTGGTTTCCTGTCCGATGAGAACCGTTTGACCCGCCAACAGTTGATTGGTCAGGCTCAACAGCAGTTTACCCAGGCAATGATGGGTCTGGACCCTAGCGTTCCTGAGTTGTTTGGCAAATTGCGCCGTCCTTTTGAGGATACCTTGCGGGTTTTGGGTGTCAAAGACGTTGACGCTTATTTGCCTACATTGGAAGAAGCTGCAAAAATCATGCAAGCTCAAGCCGAAAAAGGTCCGAGCGCTGAACAACAGAAGATTCAATCTGAAACAGATTTGAACAAAGCCAAGATTGAAGACACAATGGCAAACACAATGTTCACGCAGAAGAAAGCTGAAGACATTGATACAGACAACATGTTTGAGGCTTTGGCTGCTAAACGAGGAAAACTCCACTCAATTCAAGTTGATTAAAGGATTGCAATGAAAAGCTTGGTATATAGAATTAGGGAATATTTCAACAGACGGACAAAATCCGTAGATTCAAGTAAAGGAGCCGATGTACATCGAAGAACTTTAGCTATTGAAAACGGGGAGTGCGCTTCCCGCCTCATCAAGAATGAGGATTTTGCACTGTTGTTTAACCTTTACAGGTTTAACTTGCTGGAACGGTTAGAAGATTGTCGAACCGATCCGGAACGCATTGAAAATGCATTTAATGTTGCTGGAGTACGAGATTTCATCGGGTTCATTGAGAAAACCGAATATCTTGGAAAAGTGGCTCAGAAATCTAACACTTAACCAAAGAGAGTAAACTATGTCAGACGTAATCACGCAAGTGACCGCCCCTGAGCAAACTGGTGTGGCGAATCCCGCCGATGCTATCGCTGCCATGATTGCCGCTAACAAGCGTAACAATCCGCAACCCGATGGCAGTTCTCCACCACCAGCCGGACAAGAAGAGGCGCAAGCCAAATCCCCGGAGGCGGCTCCTGTTGAAGGGGTCGAACCTGAAGATGGCAGTTCAGTTGAGTCGGATGCCGCAGAGTCAGAAGTTGAAGCCGAGTCCTCCGATGGAGTAAGCGAAGCAGTCGATTTCATTGAGTTTGCGAAAGAGAATCCTGACGTAATGTTGAAGATTCCTAATAAGGACGCAGAAGGCGGCTTTATTGAATTGACAGCAGAGAAGGCAGCTTCTATTCTGGGTCAAGGTAGTGCTATCCATGAAAATGCTCGTAAGCTTAAAGCTGAAAAAGCAGATTTTGAAGAATATGAATCGAAGCGCAAGAGTGAACTTGATGGCTTGCAGATAGGCTTGGAGTTGACAATCGTTCCTCAGTTGCAGTCTGCTGCTGATGAGCTGATTACGATCCAAGAATATAACCAGCAATGGGCGCAAATCTATCAAAACACGACTGATCCGACAGAGAAGAGCCGTGCTGAAGCAGCAATGCGTCAAAACGCTCAGTTGATTGAAGAGAAGTCGCAGTTCATTAAGGCAAATCGGCCTAAAGTTGAACAGTTCTATCAGCATCGTACTGCGATGGTCCAAGAAAGCTTGGAGAAAGCCAGACAGTCCTTTACTGACAAAGAGTTGAGCAACAAGGCTGTCTTTACTGAGATTCGTGAGAAGCTTGGTAAGGATTGGAAAGGTGCAAACAGTTCGTTTGTCCCTGGTGTGCCAAACATCGATTTGGTGTCCAGTGATGAATTTCTGTTGGGTCTGATTCGGGATGGTATGAAGTTCCGGGAAGGACCCAAGGTCAAAAATGCTGGTGGATCTCTAGCTGCTGCTAGTCGTCCGGTGGCAAAGGCCAAAACCGCTCCAGATAACGAGATGGAAAAACTTCAAAAGCAAGCTAAGTCCGGCGATAAGAATGCAGCACGCGATCTTTTAGCAACCATGCTTGCAGCAAACAAACGCAAGCGTTAAACAGGAGTTTCAAATGGCTACCATCACCTCTGCAAACCTTGGTAACGGCAACGGCTCGTATACCACCGATATCGTGGTCAAAGACCTCGACATGACAGTCTCTAACTATGTTAAAGACCGTACCCCCCTGACCAACATGGCTATGTCCAAGAAGCGCAAAGTCAACTCGACTCTGCACATCTGGCCTGTTGACTACTACCGCACCCCAGCTTTGAACGCCAAGCTGGAAGGCGCTGCTGTTGCCGCTTCTGCTGCTGACAGCAACACCCGTGCTAACTGCGGCAACTACACGCAGATCTTTACCACCGTCATTGGTGCTACAGGTACTGCCCGTGCTGTTGAGCAAGCTGGTGGCGATCCACAAGCCTACCAAGAGGTCAAGCAATTGACCGAAATCATGTTTGACGTTGAACTTCAGATGGTTCGTGCCGATGGCGCTTCTATCAAGTACAGCGGCCAAGCTGCTACTCAAGGCGCTTCCCCCAACAACGGTCGCCGTTTTGGTTCCCTGTATTCGTTCGCTGGTACACGTTCCGGCAACGACACAGACGGCACTTCTGTGCTGAACCTGGCTACCAGCGATGGTAACGATGTGACTTCTGCCACCAACACCAACCAGCCTTTCAACGGCCTGTTGAGCAATGCTGGCTTGGGTTACTTCACCTTCTCGTCTGGCGTGACGCTGCAGCAATTCAGCCCATACCTGTACAAGCAACTGGTGACCACTGCTGAACAGCGCTTCAACGCCAAGATTACGAACATGGTTGTCCCCACTTCCATGCGTACGCACATCTCGGACATGATGCCTACCAGCCGTTCGATCAACCGTTTTAACCCTGCTGACAAGGGCGACACGATTGGTACTTACGAAGGTGACTTCAACTACACCTACCAGATCGATGACTCTTGGGTTATGGACTCCACAGGCGCAGACAACACTTCTGCCCTGTTCCTGAACCCTGACGTTATCCAGTGGGGTAGCTTGCGTGAACTGGGTCCAAACAACGAAGTGTTCAGCTCTGCTGACGCTTCCTTGGATCAGTACATCATGGAAGGTACACTGATTGTTCGTAACCCAGCAGGTGTTGCTGTGTTGGCGGCTATCAGCCCAACTGGTGCAGCAGTGACAGCTCCTCGTGCTGCCGCTCAGTGCCAGCGTTACTTGGCCTGATTTAAGCCCTCCGGGGCTTTTCTGAAGGGACTCCGAAAGGGGTTCCTTTGGTAAAGCATGGAGAAAGCAATGACCGATGACGAAGTAAAGATCAACGAAGAATACTACTCAAAAGGTATTCTTGAAGCTGGTGTTGACGGTGTATTCCGTCACAACGACAAACTTTTTAACGAGGTCAAGTCTGGTACTTGGTCACAAACCTTCAAAACCGACAATATCGACTACAAGGTCGGTGCTATTGACGGCAATCGATACGTTCAATACGAGCAAAAAAACGTAGAGAACGTCCGTGAGTTTTGCAAACAGCAGCGTGAGTTCTACAAGGTTCACGGTACTGACAATCCATTCTTTGCTGGTACTGCTCACATGATGCAGTTGCCAAAATGCTTTGCTCACGAGATCAGTTCCAAGTGGTTTAACAACCGTCCTTGGGAGTTGATCAAGCAGGACAAAAAAGACAAGATTTTGTTCTATGCAATCGTCAACGAATACTATTCAGATTTCGTTTGTCACCCTAGCGGAAAGATCCCTATTCCGTATAATCCAGCAATACCGACCAAATAAGGACAATCCATGTCGCTCTTTATTCAATCCGCTAATACGTTGGTTAGTCGTATAGCTCAGTGGGTAGGAGCGATTCCTTCTGCATTGACCATCACCGCTGCTTCCTATAACACTACAACAAGTGTTATCACGACTTCAGCATCTGCTGCATCAAGCATCGTTCCTGGAGACTTTATCGGCGTAAGCACAATGCTCCCATTTACTGCTGTTTTAAGCGTAAACGGAACAGCGGTGACAGTCAGTGATCCAGATGGCGTTTGGGATAACCTGACATTTCCATCAACCATCTTAAAGATCCCATCTCAGTCTTCTGCTGAGATCATGGCAAGCATTCAATTGTGCGAATTGAAGATGCGAACGATTGAGCTTCCTGCTCTGCGTTCAAATCCTTACGATGCCAACAACCCATCTATCCTGACAACCAATTCAGAAGGCATGGCTCCCATTCCTGCTGACATGGTTTTCCCTATTCTGTTCTTCCAAGAAAGCCCACCATCTAACCAGCCTCCAGGTGCTAGTTCATTGGGTCCTTGGATTGTGTATGACAGGGTTGGTGACCGGGAGATCATTCGCCGTAGGATGATTGACCAGTTGTACGTTCGACCTTTTGGTGTTCCACGGGTTATTCGAGCTTCTTTTTCTGAAGTCGGTCCTAACTATGTGTTTACGCCAAACCCCGGCGATAACGTCACAATCAAGGCGTACTATCAAAAGACATTTCCATTTTTGTTTAGCCCTACTGGTGATGCGACTGATCCTGTTGTACAAAGCAATGGTATCTTGGCATCCTTCCCAGAAGGTTACATGTATGGTACGTTGCAAGCGTACTACGACAAGAACAAAAACACAGAAGAAGCCCAAAAGTGGCTTGCTCGCTTTGATGACTCGTATGGTCTGATTGAAGATCAGAACTACAAAGGCAAGTGGCGTGGTGGTGATCAGCATCTGACATCTGAATTCCAGCCACGTACATACAGATACTCGTTTAAGTAAGGAAACAAAATGGCAACAGGTAGCCTCTACGGTTCTGTATCAGAATCCACTGGTTTGTATGGCATTGGTGCTGCTTCTGGCGGCACTTACTTTGAATGGTTCATCTTCCAAGATTCGGCAACTGCTCCGGCTACTCCTACGGGGGGTTCTTGGAGTTTTTCGACCAATACTGGTACAGCCCCTACTGGATGGCTAAATGCTCCACCAGCGGCTCCTGTAAACCAAGTGTGGGTGTCAATTACGATTGTTGATTCACGAGATGCAGCGACTTTCACATGGTCAGTACCAGGATTGATGACCGGATCTGGTTTGCCAATCTTGTCGGCATCTGGCGTTCCATCTGCTGGTACTGGTTTGAATGGTCAGTTGTATATTGATACGGCCACAACGCCTCAGTCTTTGTATTTCAAGCAGTCTGGTGCTTGGACACAACTGACAGGCTCTAACCTTGTTGATCTGATTAACAACCAAACCATTGGTGGCGTTAAGACTTTCACCCAAACCATTCAAGGTGATATTTCTGGTACTGCTGGCAACGTGTCTGGTGTTGTTGCTGTTGCCAATGGTGGTACTGGTGCTTCTACAGCGGCCAATGCAAGAACAAACCTTGGCCTTGGCACTATTGCTACGCAAGATGCAAGTTCTGTAGCCATTACTGGTGGTTCGATCACTGGAATCACTGACTTGGCTGTTGCTGATGGCGGTACAGGTGCTTCCTCAGCGTCTGTTGCTCGTACTAATCTTGGTGCAGTGGGTTTGTCAGATACGCAAACACTGACCAATAAAACAATCAGTGGTGCAAGCAATACACTGACCAACATCCCAAATGCTTCACTGGACAATGACAGCGTTAACGTCAACGGCGTTGATCTGACGTTGGGTGCTGTGCAGTTGTTGGGTCCTGATTGGATTTTGCCTTCTTACGCTGGTAATGCGGGTAAGGTTCTGGCGGTTAACCTGTCATCAAGTGATGTTCAGTGGGTTGCTGGTGGTGGTGTTGGTTCTGTCACTAGTATTGATGTGTCTGGTGGCACAACAGGACTTACAACTTCTGGTGGTCCTATTACGGCTGCTGGTGTTATCACGCTTGATGGCACTTTGGGTATTGCCAATGGTGGTACAGGTCAGACAACGGCAAATGCTGCGTTTAATGCACTTGCACCATCTCAGACATCTAACTCCGGTAAGTTTTTGACAACTAACGGAACTGACGCATCTTGGGTAACGATTACCGGGACAATCAGTTACCAGGGTACTTGGAATGCAAGTACAAACACCCCAACGATCACATCTGGTGTTGGTGTAAACGGGTACTACTACGTTGTTTCTGTTGCTGGTTCAACAAACATTGACGGCATTACTGATTGGCAAATTGGCGATTGGTTGATTTTCAATGGTACTGCTTGGCAAAAGATTGACCAATCCAACACGGTAACTTCTGTTGCTGGTCGTACAGGTGCTGTTGTTCTGACAACTGCTGACATTGGTGGTTTGGGCACTATTGCGACTCAGAACGCTAATGCTGTTGCTATTACTGGTGGTACAGCAACATTGACCAGCCTGACGGTCAATGACAACACCACTCTTGGCAGCAGTAATACAGATGAGGTGAATTTCACAGCTCGTATTGCGTCTGAGTTCACACCTACAACTTCAAACACATACGACCTTGGCAGAAACAGCCATGAGTGGCGTAACCTGTATTTGTCAGGAACGGCAAACCTTTCAGGCGGCACAGCCAACGGCGTGGCCTACCTCAACGGCAGCAAAGTCCTGACCACTGGGTCTGCGCTGACGTTTGATGGAAGCAGATTTTTTGTAAACACAAGCGGCAATACTGGTGCTTCTGTTGCTGCTTACGATGCAACCGCATCTAAAGTTTACATTCAAGTTGGTGGCGCAAGTCCTACAGCGGCTTATGTCCAACTTGGTGTTGATGGTTCTAATGGAACTGCATACCTAAATGATTACTACGGCTCTGGCTTAGTTTTCCAACGCGCCGGAACAGAACAAATGCGCCTGAACAGCACAGGGCTGGGGATTGGGACGAGTTCGCCTGCTACAAAACTGCAAGCCACTATTGCAAGCGGAACTGCCTACACATCATCGTCTACCGGAAATGTTTTGACGATTTCAAACAGCACGGCAAGCGGCTATGCTGGTATTGCATTTAATACAGAACCATCTGCTGGTAATGCGGGTATTGCGGCCATCAATAGTTTTGCACCTGCAAGCGGTGATTCGGTTTTAGCCTTTAGCACTAGAGGAAGTGCAACGCTTGCCGAGCGTATGCGCCTCGACTCCTCCGGCAACCTCGGCTTGGGAGTTACTCCGAGTGCTTGGTTTAGTTCTGAGCGTGTAATCCAAGTTGGTCTTGGCTCTGCTTTTGGCGGCAGAACAAATAACGCATCCGAAACCAACGTGTATGCCAACACACTAATTAACTCTGGCGGCTCTGCTGTTTATATTGCCGACGGGCTTGCTACTCGCTACGCGCAAGACGGTGGTAAACACCTTTGGTACACCGCCCCCTCCGGCACAGCAGGTGACGCTATTAGCTTCACTCAGGCGATGACGCTGGATGCGAGTTCTCAGCTTGCAATAAATACTACAACAATTCAAAACAGTTCTGGTGGTCGTGGAAACATAACACTTGGTGGTTCATCTAGCGCTATCTTTAACTTGTCTGTGGCTTCTGCAAATTCAGGAAGCATTTACCACTCAGGTTCTGAGATGTGGTTCCACAACCGCGCCAATGGCCCTGTTTTGTTCTTTACTAACGACACCGAACGCGCCCGTATCACCAGCGCGGGGGTACTAGACATTGGCACAGGTGCTGGTGCTGTTGGACAGATTCAGTTCCCCGCAACTCAAGTCGCATCAGCCAACGCCAACACGCTGGATGACTATGAGGAGGGGACTTGGACACCAACAGTAGTTGCTATTACTGGAACTTTTACAACTGTTGGAACTTGTACTGGAAAATATGTAAAGATAGGTCAAACAGTTAGTGTTACCTATACAGTAAATGTAACCACACTAGGAACTGGGGGTACTGGTTTTGCTGTAACAAATCTTCCTTTTACTGTTGGTTCTGCAACGAGCGATGTTGCAGGGTATGGTGTAAGAGCTAATGATGGCAATCAACTTGTATCTATTGTTTCCGCTAGTTCAACAAGAGCAGACACATATTTATACACTGGTGGAAGCCCGCTTGTTGCAGGGGTCAATTATCGTATGTGTATTACATATTTCACAACTTAACTAGGTCAGATGGCTTAGTCAAACACAAAGGAAATCAAAATGTCTTTAACAAAACAAACTGTAATTGACCAAATTGTCGTTCAAGAAAACGGCACAGTTCTCTATCGTGAGGCAACACGCATCATGGAAGATGGCGTTCAACTAAGCCAAACCTACCATCGTTCAAGCCTCACACCCGCACAAGACCTGACAGGCGTTCCCGCTAATGTTGTTGCAATCTGCAATGCGGCTTGGACTGCTGAAGTGATTGCGGCTTATCAAGCGGCTCAAGCTAATCAAGGAGTTTAAACATGACAAATTACACTTGGACAATCGTCAACATGGATCGCCTCACTGCTGATGGCTTTGTGGTGACAGTGCATTACAACGTATCAGCCACTGATGGCACATACAACGCCTCGACATACGGCACTGTGGGCTACACAGAGCAGCCCGGTGAAACTTATGTGCCCTACGACCAACTGACGCAAGAGATGGTGGTGGGCTGGGTACAGACAAGCCTTGGCAAAGACACTGTGGAAGCCAGTCTGCAAAGCCAAATTGATGCACAGATCAACCCTGTGCAGGAGTCTGGTATGCCTTGGGTAGCATCAACCTAAATCTTGTTTCTCGCTGTCAAAAAACAAGGATCTTTATGTCTGATTACATCCGTTTACGGACTCCATTTACCAACATGTCATTTACTCCAGATGTACCGAGTAATGCTCTTGGTCCAAATGAATACAACAACGGACTTAATGTTGAGGCTGATGTACGTGGCATCAAAAAGATCTTTGGTGAAGAAGAGATACTGAGCGTTATTCCTAACGAGCCTATCTTCATGGAGGGTGGGTATCGTTCGGAAACTCAGTGGGTTTACATTGTTGCAACCAGAGACTCTTCTAGTCAGGGTCGCTGGTACATGATTACCTCTGCGGGTATCAGTAACATTACCCCAGGTGTTGGTGCAAATCCCAGTGTTTTCCTTGCTGGTTACACTGCTGATCTAAATATCACCATGTCTGTTGTTGGTGGCGTGTTCTTTATCAATGACACGCTGAACAACCCGATGTATTTCACATCTACGGCCAATGAAATCACCATTGAGGTTGATGCTAATTGGAATTACGAACCTGGGGTTACCAAAACAACTGCTGGGTTTGTCAGGAACTATTCCTCACCCAACTTGGGCAACCTCTTAGTTGCTGGCAACATTACCAAAGTTATCGGTGGTATTGAATACAACTACCCTACAACGGTACGTTGGTCACAGCCTTTTGCTCAAACTGGTTACCCCGGTACATGGGAGCCAACCTTGTCTAACGTGGCTAACGAACAAGAGGTTCCTGTTCGTGGTCCATTGATTGACGGGTTTATGCTTGGTGGTAATTTCTACGTATGCTCGTATTGGGATACTGTTGTTTTTTCACCAATCAACTATCAGAACTCTACAGCCCCAGTGTTCGGCATTCGTTTGCTTAACCAAGGCCGTGGTTTGATCAACAACAACTGCTGGTCAAATGCTGATTCAAATGTTTACGGTCTTGATTCAAGAGACATCTGGGTGTTTGATGGTTCAAACTTCCAATCCTTGGGCAACCAGAAGGTCAAGAACTACTTTTACAGCAACCTGAGTACAACTTACTCTGACCGTATCTTTATGGTCAACAACACTCAGAAGAACCAGATTGAGATTTACTATCCCGACCTGACTTCTACTGGTTACTGCAACAAGATGCTGTCATACCGTTATGACTTGCAGATTTGGAATGCTCCTAAAGACATTGAAGACGCTTGCATGGGTGCAGAAGGTCCTCAGTTCATCTCTGGTTCGTTCAAGAAGGCATCTCGTGTGGTGACCTATGCTCGTGGTGGTGTAGCAAGCCAGAAGCTGATTCAGACCAATATTGGTAACTCGTTTATTAACTCAGCAGCAATTCCTGCTTTGTTTGAGCGTACCAACGTGGTTTTGCAGTCGGATAGGGGTCCTGTTCCATACAGTTCTAAGGTTTACACACACAGATTGCTTCCTGAGATTTCTGGTAGTGGTGGCATCAACATTGCTGTTGGTGGTGCTAATTCCACTGCACAAACACCGACATACGGTCAAACAGGAACTACACAAATTGATACCAACAGTCCTTGGGTAACAACTCAGCAAAATGCTGTTCGCACTGTGTCTGTCAAGGTTGAGTCAAACGATGCCACAAACACTTGGAATTTGACTGCTTTGAACTGGCAAGCCACTATTGTTGAGGATGCCTTCTAATGCCATTCTTACTAAACAATGATGCTCTGCCATCTGAGATGGCTGACTCCATCAATTACTTGCTTGCAAACTTTGGAGCAAACCTTTCTGCTGACCCTAACAGCGGAGAGATCAGTGGTCCATCAGGGATCATCATTGCTTACTTGTACAGGTATTTGGCGGTTAAGTATGCTGACAGCGCTGATGGTTCGGTTAACTTCAGCAACAGTCCTACAAACCGTGATTACTACGGCATAAGAAACACAAACGACACCACTGAGTCATCCAACCCAGCAGACTACATTTGGAATAAAGTTGTTGGTGGTTTCAGTACAACCAAGTTTTTGTTCTACCAAACCAATGGTGGCCGTCAAATTAACTTTGTTGTTGACACAGTTGCTCCTGACTCAACGTATCTGCAAGATTCTGGATCATCAATTGATTTGGATGTTGTCACTACGACCACTGCTTACAACACTGCTGCTCCATCGATTTACATCTGGACATCAACATCCACTCCTCCTGCAAGACCATCAACGACATCAACGTACACATGGGCTACTGGTGCTTACTCAGCACCTGCTGGTTGGACAACAGCACCGATAACAAACACCACCCCTGGTAGCTATCTGTGGGCAATCACCATTCCTTTGGTAGTCAATGCCAATACAGTGACATCAACCTTGGATTGGACCAATGTTTTGTATCCCTTGTATGCGTTTTCTTACAACGGTGATGATGGTCCAACTGGCGACAATGGCCTAAGTTCTTTGACTGCTTACTTGGTTCAAAGCCAAGCTGGTGTTGCTCCCAGCACTCCTGCTAACACAATTGGTCCTACAGCCCCTGCTGGATGGTCTTTGACGGCTCCTGCTGTGTCTGTTGGTGAGGTGCTTTGGTACAGCTTTGGTCGTTACAACTCAAGTTCATCAACGCTTGATGGTGTTCCTGCTAATCGAACATCTTGGGGTACTCCTACTGCTGCATCTGTCTTCCAAGACATCAGGTCTGATAACTGGAACGGATCTAACCCTCCGACCTTTGGAGTCCCATCATCGTATGGAACTGCTGGTTACTACATTCAAAGAACAACAGGCGATGTGTTCTTCAACAACGGTATTTTCCGTGGTGATGTAAACACTGATGGAGATGCTTTATTTAATGGCAACAACCCAACAACAATTCCTGTAACTGTTGCTGGAACCACTTATAACGTTGACTACAGTTCTGCTGCATTTGCTGCAACCAATGCTGTTGGTGATGCAAGAACAGGGCATTTTGGTTATGCAACATCAAACCTTAGTGGCGTTAACGTAGGCGTTCTTGGTATTGCAAACAGCTTGGCAAGAAGCTATGGCGTTGTTGGAAATAGTGCTGGTAATAGTGGTTCTGGTGGGTTCTTTTCAAACTCATCAGCATCAGGATATGGCATGGAATGCACCAACACTGGTGGCGGTACTGCACTATCTGTAAATGGTCCAATGATTACAAGCAGCAACGCTAGGGTTGTTAACTTGTATGCAGACTCTGCCCGTACCTTAATTGGTACAACAAGCAACCAGTTGCGGTTTGTCAGTGGTACGTCTACTGGAGCTTCTGCTGCAACCTTTTCAGGGGTTAAGCCTGGAGGAGCATCTACAAACGTGTGGATGACCATTCAGATTGATTCAACAACACTTTACATACCAGTTTGGTCATAATCATGAGAACAGTTGTTATCCCAGAAACCACAGTTACAGAAGACATCAACTTGATTGAAGAGTCCCCTGGGATTCAAATCAGGTTTCTTGTTGGCAAAAAAGAAGCCAATGGGAACTGGGTTATCCCACAACAATTCCAAACATTCATTGTTTCTGGTGAACAGTACGATGAATTAAATGGACCCCCCTTGGATTGGTGTCCTGATAAACCTGTCGGGACATACAGAAACGAAGATTTGTGGCATTACGTTGATTTGGCTAGGAGTTAATTATGGGCGGTTTTGCACCTCAAATACAGCAGCCTCAGTCCCCGCCATCAGGCAAAGGAACTGGCATTAATTCAATTCCTCAACAGGCTGGTCAAGAAAATGACTTTGAAAAGTTCCTGACGGGCCTAGGAGGCGGAAAGATCACTACGCCTAGCCAAGGTGGTCAACCACAAATGGGTATGCCAAACCCTTACGAAAATACGGTCCAGCCGTATAATCAGCAGCAACCCATGCCTACCACTGGCAAGGGATCTCTTGCAAACGGCAAATTTAGTCAAATTGCAACTGGTAAAGGAGTGTAATCATGGGTTTTGGTAAAGGTAGTTCCTCATCCGCACCAGTTGTAACGGAAGAGCAAAAAGAGCTTTTACGGGCACAAACTGGTTTTCTGACAGACACAGCTCTACCTCAGTACAAAAAAACCATTGGTGGTGCTGAAGAGCGCATGGATTTGGCACAGCCTTACGTCAACGAGGCTGCTAAAGGCGTATATAGCCGTGCTGGTGACGTTGCAGAAGGCGCAATTACAAAGGGCGGTGAGCTAGTCAGAAGTGGTGCTTCCACTCTTGGTGCTTTGTTTGACCCTCAGTACGAGCAAAACCAGATCCAAGCTGCATTGCAAGCAGGTCGTGAATCTGCTCGTGAGTCACAGTTGGGTCAAAACGCCATGTACGGTGCTGCTGGTGGCTTGGGTTCTTCTCGTATGGCCTTGGCTGACAGAAACCTTGCTTCCCTGAATGCTCAACGTCAGGCTACTGCTGCTGCTGGTGCTCAGGCTCAGGTACAAGCTAACCGTATGGGTGCTGCTAGAACAGCATTGGAAAGCGGTCAAAGCTTAGGTACTTTGGGTATGAACGCTGGTGCACAACAGATTTCAAGTGCTGGTGCTCCTATGGACTTGTACAGCAAATACGCATCTATTGTGTACGGTACACCACAGGCTTCTACAACCCCAAGCTTCCAAGGCACTCAGGGTCAGCGTACAAGCAGCAAGGGCTTTGGCTTCTAAGGAAACATCATGGCAGAAGAAACACCTTTTGGTCTTAGCTTTGGAAGCTACGGAGATCCTCGCCGTTACATGAACAAAGGCGTGTCTCCCGGAAAAAAAGTTGAAGCGGCGGTTACCAAGATTAGAAATAGTCCATTGGCAAGTCTGATAGGTATTGTTGCGGCTGGTGACGGTACAACAGCACCAAGTCCAGTTCCATCGGCTGTTCCAGCACCTGCTTTAGGCCAAGGCGTTTCTGCTCCTGTTGCGCCTTCAATTGGTATTAACGCAAACATTCCAGGTGCAGTCGCTCCTAGTGCTCCTCAAATGCCTCAAGCCGCTCCAATGCCAACACAAGACACTGATGGCAATGGTCAAATTGATGACTTCTGGGGTGTTAAACAAAGCAGTCCTCAATCATCTGTAAATCTGCAAAACCCAACTGATTTCAATCCTTTGGCTCCAGATACAAGCAATCAAATGGCTGTGTCTCCTGACGATTACAAGAATGCTCCAGGCTATGGCAAACTTGCCAAAGCTATCCAAATGTTTGCGGGAATGGGATAAACATCATGCAAGAAACAATTAACCCTGTTGCTCCAGTAGCTCCTCCTGACGTTAACAATGCAACGCCTGTTGGTGGTGCAATTTCGCCAGTTACAGCAAAAACTTTTGATGTTGCATCTATGTATGAAGATGCCGCATCTAATGGCGATCCTGTCTCTATGTATTCTTTGACAAGCCGAGTCAAAGGTACTGAGTTTGAACCTGTTGTTAAGCGTTCTGCTGAGATCATGCAGCGCAACTTGGATGACTTCAAAAAAGACATCAAGCCTGTAATGGATAAAGGAGGACCTGGGACTCCAGAAGGCAACATTGCTACGGCTCAAACTCTTGAGTACATGGCTGATAAACCTCAAAAAATGAGAGCGTTTGTTGAGCTAATGCTTGGTAATCCTGACTGGCGTAAATTTGTCACTGGTGGAACTGAGACAAAGCAAATTGTTTATGACCTTGAAGGTGGTCGCCCAATTGAAAAGACAATCAATCAACTGGGAACAATTGTAAAAGCTGTTGACATGGATACAGGTCAACTATTGAACCGTGCACAAGTTGCTGCTCGTGGTGGTTTTGTTAGCTCGTTGCAAGAGTCTATCGGCTACAAAACAAAGGTAGAACGAGCCAAATTCGACACTGAAGCTTTCAACAAAGCTAACGTAGCTACTGCTGACTATGCGGCAAAGGCTCCTGAGCTTAAAGAAATTTACAGTGAGATGCGTCAACGACTGCAAAACCTTACTGGTGCAGAATTAAACGAAGAGCAACGTAAAGCTATTGGTGCTTTTACAACCAGATCTCTTGGGTTTTCTCAAACAGTGTCTGAGGGCTTAAATGCTTTGCGTCAGAAGGTGGATAACAAGAATGTCTCCTTATCTGAAGCACAACAAAAGTCATTGAATGCTGTCCTTGATCAGCTTGGCTTCCGTGTAGGTGCTGATGGCTCTGTGACCAATAGGTCTGGTGAAGCTGTAACCAAGAATGAATTGGAACAAGCTCAGAAAAGCCTGACAAACGGCACTCAGTTTGATAGGAACTTCACACAGTCCAAAGATGACTTTATTCGCAATAAAGTTTTTGAAGGCTTAGGTGAGGCTGAGATGAAAAACCTTGGCCGTGTTTTGGACCTTCAGCAAATGGTTGAAAAGACCCAGCTTGAGTTGTCTTCCAAGCACGGTACTTTACCTTTCTTGATCAACCCAAAGACATACCAAATTGGTGATGAATTTGCCCGTGGTGAAGCTTTGGCTTTGATTGGCGAATTCAATCAAGACGCAACTCAAGCGTTTGCTGATTGGCGTAAACAGCAACTCACTAGATACAAAGACAAGTCACAGATTCCTAGTGCTGGTGAGCTTGAAAGTGCTTTTGCTCGTACACAAGCTTTCAAAGATTTGCGTCAGCAGTTTGCACAGAAGAACCGAGAAATCTTGCGTAGACCTGCACAGAGTCGTCCATCAACTGGTGAAACACCTGCTGATTTTGGCCTTTCTCTTGGCATTGGTGCTGCACCTAAAGAGCAGCCAAAGTCTATCCGTGGCCGCTCTATTACCAATCCTGAGATCAAGTCCAAAGGCCCATCAGCCCGTGAGCTTGCAAAACAATTTGGCGGGAGATAACAATGGCAGCATTTGATGTTGAAGGCTATCGTAAAGCGGCAAAAGCTGCTGGCATTTCTGACTCTGAAATCGAAAACGAGATCAAGTTTCAAACAAGTGACCCTGCAAAAACTGATCCATTTAAAAAAGGTCCAGATGGGTTTCAGTTAGGTACTGCCGAACAAATCCAAGAACGTATTGGCAATGATTGGTGGCATCTTCCTGCTGGCTTGGCTGTGCTTGGTGCTGCTGCAACTGGATTGAAAGCTTTAATGGGTGGGGGTGCAGATGATCCTAACGACCCAAGCAATCGACCAACATATCGTTTTGACCCAAAGCTTGATGTTGAGCCTATTGACCAGCAGCCAATGCAGCCTGTCAAGCCACAGCAGACCAATCTGACACCTCAAGACCTTGAGGCTCGTGCTGCTCAACTAAAAGCACCTGTAGCCCCCAGTGCAACCCCAACAGTGGCTGAGTTAGATGCTGCTTTTGCTGCTCAAAACCCTATCTCTACCCCAATTACAGCAGCCCCTGTTGACGCTCCTGCACCAACACCTTCTGCTGCTCCTAATTCTCCTGTCACCAGTATCGTTACAGACACTGTGAAAGAGATGATTCAGGAAATTCCTGAACAGCCTATTGAGGCTGCTAAACCTCCTGCTGCTGCTCCTGCTCCTGTTGCACCACCTCAAGAGTTGCGTACTGGTACTGGTAAACCTGCCTTTGCTGGTATGGGTCCAGCCGCCGAACTTAATAAAAAAGGGATGCCTAAATTTAAAAATGAATATGCATCTGTAGCAGATGTTCCATCTGGTTACGCTTTTGTTCCAGGCGCTCAATACATTGACACACCCCGTCAAAATATTGGTCAAGCTGAGTACACCAAGGCTTATACAGAGCGTCCATTCCCATTGACAAACGAACAGGCTATCCAAGAATCCAAGGATATCAATCGTTTGTTGGGCAGGGCTACTCGTGCTGAAATGGTTGCTGCTGGGCTTGCTCCTGCTGAAATTACTCGTGGCATTACGCAACCTATTAACCAGCCAAAAGGCAGTGGCATGGGCACAAAGACAACACGGGTTGCAGGTACTATAGGTGCATTAGTTGCTATTCCAAATCTTGCAAATGCTGCCCAACAAGGCAACTACGGCGGTGCTGCTTTGCAAGCTGCTGATATTGCAACTGATTATTTGCCTTTTGTGGGGCAGATTAAACAGGCTTTAAGTCCATCATCTGCTGGTGAAGGTTCTACTCTGTCTCCTGAGCAAGTTCGATTCCAAGAAAATTCTATGTTGCTTGGAAGTCCCTACGCTCAGACTGAGCTTGCAAAGAAGCGTAGACAAGCACTTGAATATGCCGCTAAAGTTGGCGGTGGTCGTGGCCTAACCCCTGCATCTGCTTATCAGAGATAAATCATGGACAAAGAAGTATCCCATGCTGAAATCTACTCTCGACTCATTCTTGTCGAACAGAAGGTTGATCGGATTGACCAGAACACTCAAGGTGTCGTTGCTGCGTTTCAAGCAGCATCTGGTGCTTTTCTTGTTCTTGAGACTCTAGGTAAGCTTGCCAGACCCATTTTGTACATTGGTGCTTTGGCCGTTGCTGCTGGCATTTACTGGCAGACATTTAAAGATCAATTCAAATGAAGGACTTGGCCGTCAGCTTTATTGCGGCTGCGGCTTTAGTCGGATTCATTGTCTATTGCGTCAAAGTAGTTGTGTGGGCCTATGTTGGTTGAACTTGCAGCAGCTAATGCGGTTTTTGCGGTCATTAAGGAAGCCGTCAACAATGGTGGCGATATCATGGCTGCTGGGCAGCAGTTGTTCAATTACTTTGACAACACCAGCAAGATCCAAAAGAAGGCCGAGTCAGACAATGACATGGAGGCCTTTGCTGCCTTAGAGCAGATCAAAACCAACGAAGCCGAACTCAAGCGCATGATGGTCTACCACGGCAGGGCTGGCCTGTGGGAGGATTGGCTCAAGTTCAAGAAAGAAGCCAAGCAAAAGCGTGATGCTGTTGAGAAAGAGGCTGCTCGTAAAAGAGCTGCAAGGATCGAAAAGGCTTGGGCTTTTGTTATGTGGACAGCCATCATTATTTTGCTGGTGTCTCTGGCAATCATTGGGCTGTACGTTGTTGACCAACTGAAAGGAAAATAATGCTGTCACTTATTTCGACCCTGGGGGGTCTTTTAATTTCTGGCCTACCTAAACTTCTTGAGTTCTTCCAGAACAAAGCCGACCAAGCCCATGAGTTGCGTCTGGCTTCCCTCCAGAACGAGCGTGAGTTGGCATTGGCCGCTCAAGGCTTTGCAGCACAAGCCCACATTGAGGAGATCCGCACTGAGCAGGTTGCCATGCAAACTCAGGCCGATATGGTCCAAGGCGCTCAAGATCACGACAAGGCCATTATCGAAAATGGCAGCAAGTGGATCGTGAACTACATTGGCACTGTCCGACCAACCATCACATACATTTTTGTGCTGGAGTTGGTCTGCATCAACATCTTTTTGTGCTACTACCTGTGGAGCAATCCTAGCCTCATCACCAGCATGGATGATGTGCTGCGATACGCTGATGTGATCTTCACGGCTGACGAGATGGCAATGCTTGGAGGCATCATTGGTTTCTGGTTTGGCTCACGTAACTGGGGCAAGAAGTGAAGCTGTCCAAGGCTGGTGAAGATCTGATGCACCGCTATGAAGGGTTCAGGAACAAACCCTACCTTTGCCCTGCCCACATCTGGACCATTGGTTACGGCCATGTCCTGTACCAACAGCAGATCAAACTGCCTATGGTTCGGAAAGAAGGCTACACAGGACTGATACGCAGCAAATACGCATTGAAACCGGAGGACAACCGTGTTTGGACCAAGGAAGAGATCAACGAACTATTCCGTGTTGACGTTGAGAATTTTGAACGTGGTGTTCTACGACTTGTTCCCGGCTGTGTTGGCCGTCAAGGCAGCTTTGACGCTCTGGTCAGTTTTGCCTTCAATGCTGGGCTAGGCAACCTCCAACGCTCTACTATCCGTATAAAGGCTAATAGAGGCGATTGGGAGGGTGCTGCCGAGGCTTTTATGGCTTGGGTGAAGGGTGGTGGCAAGGTGTTGCCGGGACTCGTTAAGCGCAGACAAGCAGAACGTGCCTTATTTCTTCAAGAATGAGATTGGCGTATATACACACGCCTCTGAGCTACTAGACTCAACACTGACAACGGACTGACCGTAGGGATTGTTCACCTGTTCAGGGTGCTTAAACCATCTACGGCAGTTCTTGCAGTATGAGTCTGGTAACTCTGGCTCACACCTGCTGTAATCAAACGGCAGGGTGTTCATTCTTGTACTCCAGTTCCAGCAACAACTCTAGGTAATGAATGGCCTTGCGGATGTCAGCAGCACCATTCTTTTCCTTGTGGCGGGTAACGTACTTGATGACGTTTCCCTCACAGAACCCCAAATCGTTTGCATGGATGTAGACAATGGGCTGGATGCCTTTGTCTTTGTAGTGGTTGCCAGAAACCTGCTTATCAAGGGCAGAACTGCTTGGCAAAATGCAGCGACTAAAAGCCATGCAAGCGTCTGGTGATTTGCATTCAAAACAAGCCATTACGACTCCTTGACAAATTTTCCGCTTTTGTCCATGTGACCCTTGCGGTGCTCAATAACCTTGTAGGCGTTATAGAAGCACTGGCGAACGTCTAGGTCAGTCAAGACCCCTACGTTAACCAGTGTGACCATCACATCACCAATCGCATCAGCAATCTCTGCTTTGTCGTTCTTAGCGATGGCAACTAACAACTCACAGGCTTCTTCCACTGTTTTGCTGGCTTGGCCTAGTGCTGTTCCATTCTCATAGATGCCACGGGCTTTTGCCCATTCCATCACAGCAAACTCTGTGCTGCTGAACGATTGGGTTTCTTTCATTAGTCAGTGCCTCCAACCTGCATCACTTCCTGCTCTGCCTCTTGTTCTTTGTACTGCTGAACAAGTTTTTGGTGGAGGGGGAACGCTCCTGATTCTGTGGGAAGTTGTCCAAGAACACGGACGATAAAAGCTGCTTCATTGGGGTCAAGTGTAAAAGTCATGGTTTTCTCCAGGGGGGGTTATAAGTTGGCCTACTCGCTGCGTCTGTTTGCATATGACGGACACCCCAATGGGGCATCACTAACAGCATCCGCTTTCGGCCAAAAATCAGTTATTTTGTAGGTATTTGATGGCGGATTGAAGAATGTCAGGGGAGTCACGCATAAGCCCAATTCCTTTGTTGCATGCCGAGCACAACAAACCCCTAACATGGTTTGTAGTGTGACAATGATCAACAGCAAGTCGGTTTGTTCGTTTGTCCCCAGATTCTTTTGATTTACATATTGCGCAAGAGTAGTTTTGCTGCTCAAGCATTTTGTTGTATTGCTCTTCAGAAATTCCAAACCTGCGCATTAAGTAATAGTGACGCTTTGTCACCCACACCTTTTGCTTTTCTTCAGGCGGCAGACCAGCTCTTTTTTTTCTCATGTACTCACGGTTCCAAGCCCTGCATGATTCGCAAGGCGCTGGATGTTTTCCGCAAGCAAGACAAAGACCAAGCGCTTTTCTTTTAGCCCGAAGATCAGCAAAATATGTGTTCATTTAGAAACAAGTTGTTGTGCAATTCCCACCATTATAACAGCATGTTGTACAAGTAATGAACCTGCCATTCATGGTGTAACTGTGAGTTGTGCAAGCAGCCCATGTTGCGGTTGCTGCTGCTGCAAGTGCGATAGCTACAAATACTTTTTTCATGGTTGCTCCTTAAAAGTCGATATCAAGAAAATCGTCAGCTTTGGCTTTGCTTGTTGGTTGGCTGGATTGCCGTACTTGTTCTTTAGGACGCACTGACAGACTGATAAAGCCTGTACCTGCTTTGCTCTGCTTTTTCCAGCCAGAGATCCAGTATTCAATGCCATCGATGTTGATGGAGCCACTCATGTCGGGGTGACGGTCCTCAGTTTTCTTTTCATTGCGAAAAATACTGCCCCTGTTTGTATTGTCGAAATCAGCCATTATTTACCTCTTTAATTTTCTTTAGTGCAGAACGCACGGTGGAAGACATTTGATTAGCCAACCAGACACGCTGATCAGCTTCCAATGCCTGTTCGTCAATCAGTGCAAGAGCTTCTTTAGCCTTACCCTGGTCAACTAACTCTGTAACTCCTGCTGCCAAGTCAGTCAGGAAGTCTTTGATGTCTTGTGGGAGGTCTTCGCCAATGCCACCACGAGGTGTAACGATTGCGCCTTTGCCTTTTCTTGGGACATCACCCTCTTCTGGTAAGTCTTCACCAGCATAGATGTACAGACCCAATCCATGCAACGACAGTGCCTTGGTCATGCAACGCATGATTGCCGTGTTGACAGCAAAAGCATCAGGCTCTTGGATTGCCTTGTTTTTGTAGTCCATCACTGGCAACTGACAGGTCATTGGCTTGCCAAACAAGGTAGCAGTGACAAACACCATGCAAGAGCCGTTGATGTTCATGTAAGGGACAGTACGGCATGACCCGTTTTGACCATGCTCTTGGAATGTTTCAACCCTGTATGTAGCAGCAGGATCGGCCTTTAAAGCCTCTGCCCATGCCCATGCCCATGACAGGTATGTAAGGTTGTTTTTTTTCTCTGTATGACCGTTTACGTTGGTCTGAAGCAGCTTTTCAATTGACATACATTACTTCCAGATAATTGAGTCATATTCGTCTTGGACAATTTGATTTTGTGTTTCTTCGTCAAAGTCTTGGAATTCCAAGAAGTGGACTTCATCACAGCACGAGCGTTTGTCGTTGCGTGGTTCCATGCAGTACGGGCAGTACTGAACACCATGTAGGTCTTCTTTGGCTTGGATCAAAAAGTCTTTCATATATTCCTCTTGCATTTGTACTGTTTGATAAAACTGTTCTTGGCTCATGATTGACGAACCACTTGTTTTGCCAACAACCACTTGTCACCCAGGTGGCGTACTGATTTGACCCACTGACGGCAGTTGTGACGCTGGATGTTTGCTGGTACACCTGCAACGCAGAAGAGTTGACGGACCTTGATAAGAGCTTGCGTGTTCATTGAGTTCCTTTCGTTAAGCAAGAGAAGCCACTGTACCTAGCTTTTTTCAACAAAAACATAGGGGTTTACCCGAGTTCCTTTTTGTTTTTTTCTTTGATAGGCTCACCACATGAGCCCAAACAACATTGAAGAAGTACTGGCATACGACATGATCGTTCTTGCCACTGACAGACTGTCCCAACACCTTCAAGAGGAGGATTGGGAGGCAGCTATTGTCGGTGCTTTAATCAAGGCTGTAGAGGTTGCAAGTGGCCGAAAGGTCAGGCCTATTGAACAAGTTTTTGTAATGAAAGGTAAAAAATGAGAAACGACTTCCAATATGATGCTCCCCGTGCTGGTCTGATGCCTGAGCCTGATGGCTCATACCTTGTTGACCAACAAAAAGCAGCCTTGCTGGATGCTTACTACCAACGTAAGGAACAAGAGCGCCAGTTTGACCAAGAGTGGGATGACCTATGACTAAAAACACAGGTGGGCCAGCGTTTCCTACGCAAGTTGCGTCCTACGAAGGCATGACCCTGCGCGATTACTTTGCGGCCAAGGCGATGCAGGGATTGCTGGCGCAGTCCCAAGGTACGGCAATCGGCAGCCGGGTCGAGATCGCAGCAGAGTATGCCTATGCAATGGCCGATGCCATGCTGAAATCGAGGGAGCAATGAGTAAAGGCTCTAGCCCAAGACCTTTTGAGGTCGATCACAAGACGTTTGCAAGCAACTACGATGCCATCTTTGGCAAGAAGATCAAATGCCCTGTCTGTGCTTCTGACAAGTGCCAAGAAAAGCACTTCAAGGACTACGACAAGTGGCACTCACACAAGAAGTGCGATTCTTGCAACTTTGTTTGGGATCGTACATAATATTCTGAAACCCAGGCTAGGCAGAGAGTAGCTACTCCGCCGAAAAGTGTCCCCTTCCACCTGCCTGTGGATTTCTTTTGAAGTGGGGTTTTGAACGGAAAAAATCATGGGCATTAGATTCATGGCTATGGCTATTGAGGCCAAGACAGCCAATACTGGGCAAAAACTTGTCTTGTTGATGCTTGCAAACCATTGCAACGACCACACTAGACAGTGCAATCCATCACAAAAACTGCTTGCTGAAGAGTGTTCTATGGGCCTGTCTACGCTCAAGAATCACATCAATGCTTTGGAGGAAGCTGGGTACGTTGAAACGGTCAATGTATTCAAGGACAACATCCAAAGACCCAATCAATATTTATTGAAATTCCCCAGTAGCCAGAATCGGGCTACCCCCCCGTCAGAATCGGGCTACCCCCCCAGCCAGAATCTGGCTACAGAACCTGAATTAAGAACCAGAATAGAACCTATTGTTGGACAGGGTAATCCCTTATTTGATACGTTCTGGAAAGCCTACCCCAAGAAGACCAACAAGGAGTTTGCCAAACGGGTCTTCGCAAAGCTCCGGGTTGACCAACCATTGTTGGACAAGATCCTCCACTCTCTGAGTATCCAAGTCAGGACCATCTGGAAAGACAAAGATGTCCAGTACATCCCACACCCCAGTACTTGGCTGAACGGAAAACGCTGGGAAGATGAGATCGCTGCTCCACCACTGACAGCAGCAGAAAAACTTAAGAGGATGTCAAATGCTCGGCCATGAACCACTTATCCGAATGAGGCTGACTGGTAAAGCACCCCAGTTCATCTCCATTGAAGACCATCCCTCCCTGAATGCCCATGAGTGGCATCAGTGGGATGACTCCCCAACCATCTGCATAGCCAAGGACGACCTCCACACCCTTGACCTACGTTTTGCCATTGGCCTGACAGTCTTCCTGACAAGCCTTGACGAACGTAGAGCCAAGGCAGTTCACCAGAAACTGATTGATGCCAAAGCAAGGGTTATCACCAGTAGCGTTCTGCTCCCTGGTCAACCATACTTTCGGCAGACCGGATGGTCTGAAACTTACATCGGGAAATGAAATGGCAATAGTACTAACCCCAGACACAATCGACTTCTCTCAGTACATTAAAGAGACTGACAACCAAACCAAGGTCAAGAAAGCCTCAGACTACATTGATTACATCAAGTCCAGACTGAGGACCAAGAAAGACCAGAAGGTTTCGTACCTGCCTTGGGATCACACCAAGGAAAACTTTGAGTTCAGGAAGGGTGAGGTCACCCTGTGGTCAGGACAGAACGGTCACGGTAAATCCCTGATGACCTCCCAAGTTGCCTTATCCCTGATCGGCCAAGATGAGAAGGTCTGCATTGCCTCCTTTGAAATGAAGCCATCAGTGACCCTACAGCGTATGGCTCGTATGTGGATTGGGTGCAACCCTTTCATGCCTGAGTTCCAAGGCGACAGAGGAATTGAAGCCCTTGATGACATGTACGACCAATTTGGAACCTGGACGGATGGAACCATGTGGCTGTACGACCAGATGGGAACAGCAGACGCTCAGACCGTTATCGGTATGGTTCGCTACTGTGCCAAGGAGCTGGGCATCACTCACATCTTTGTGGACAACCTTGCCAAGTGCGTTAAGGGTGAGGACGACTACAACGGTCAAAAGGTCTTTGTTGATGAGCTGACCAGTGTTGCTCGTGACTACGATGTCCACATCCACCTTGTCCACCATCTGAAGAAACCAGCCAACGAATACGCCATGCCTGACAAACACGACAACAAAGGCTCGGGTGCTATCACCGACCAAGTTGACAACGTGATGTTGGTTTGGCGCAACAAGTCCAAAGAGGACGACATCAAGACTGAAGGCCAGTTTGCCAAGTCTGCTGATGACCCTGACCACTACCTGCTGTGCCGTAAGCAACGGAACTACGAAGGCTCGGTAGAGGGTGAACCTACGATCAAGCTGTGGTTTCACAGGGATGCTCAACAGTACATTGGTCAACCCCAAGACAGACCGATGTGGTTCGTCAACTACCCCCATGTGCCTACATGAACCCTCAAGAAGAGATTGCCAGAGCCAGAGAGATATGGAGAACCCACGAAACCTTGAAAGACAAAGAGAACACTCTGAGGCTTATCAAGGGATCAATCAAGTGGCACAAACCCGATGGCGTTAGACGAATACACGCCTACTTCAAAGAATTCATGGAAGGAAAACGCGAATGATGACCAAAAAGATAGTGTGGCCTTTCCCTGTTCGCAACGGACAACCCGTCAAACCCGAACAAGTCCCACTCAAGACGGAGCCAGCACCGTGGTAATGCATGTCACCTTCCAAGTTGAAGGCACTCCTGTAGGTAAGGGAATGGTATAAAATTTAGGTAACAGCTACCTTTAGCGGGGGAAAAGACGATTCATCACCGTCCTGCTGTTGTCTTTTAGTGATGACTTCCACCAATGATGAGGTGCGACATGCTTGAAAACTTACTTGAGTCCGTTAAAGAAAATCTTTACTACAGAGATGGAGTTCTTTATTGGAAAAAAACACAAGGCAGAAAGATAGCTCACAAAGCAGCCGGATGTCTTTCGAAAGGATATGTTTTGGTAGGACTTGAAGGCAAGTTGCGTCCTGCTCACAGGCTAATTTACCTTTTGCATCATGGTCACTGCCCACAGTTTCTTGATCATATTGACGGCAATCGCTCTAACAACAAATTAGAAAATTTGCGTCCAGCCACAGCAAATGAAAACGCCAGAAATTGCAAGATTCCAACACACAACACAAGTGGTCACAAAGGCGTTAGTTGGGATGTTGGTAGAAATAAATGGATGGCCTACATAACGATAAACAACAAATTCAAATGTCTTGGTAGGTTTGAAAAAATTGAAGACGCATCAGAGGCGTACAAAAAAGCAGCCGTAAGGTTTTTTGGCGAATTTGCAAGGATATGAAATGACTTTTTCTGTTACTTTTTCTGTGGAAGCAACCCCTGTCGGGAAACAACGTCCCAAGTTCGCCAGGAGAGGCAACTTTGTCTCCACCTACACCCCAACCAAGACCAGAGACTACGAGGATCTGATCAAGATTGCTGCCAAACAAGCAATGGGAAGCTCAGAGCCATTAAAAACGCCTATAGCAGCTTATATCTACATCACAGTACCTATCCCTCAGTCGTACTCTAAAAAGCGCTCTAAGGCCTGTTTGGAGGGTTTGGAGAGGCCTTGCAAGAAGCCTGACATCGACAACATCCTAAAAGCGTACTTGGATGCCATGAATGGGATCGTTTATGACGATGACACCCAGGTTGTTTCCCTGCACAGCACAAAGGTGTATGGGACGGTAGGTTTAGTGGATGTGTTGATTAAGGAAGACATGGACTAAGGGTAAGTCCCTATACAAATTCAAATGAATCAAGTGCAAAATTGGCTTGCCAATGACGGCACTAAAGGAAATGCAATGAAAGTCAAAACCACAATCCACATTTACTACGCCACTTACCCTTGGCAAGAGGCTGCTGAATACCAAGTCATGTACGCCAAATTGGCCGATGACGAACGCCGAACTTATATTTGTTCTCAAGAGATTGAGTTAGACATCCCTGATGAGTACGACCCTACTGCTCAAAAGATTGCTGCTTTGCAAAAAGAAAAAGACAAAGCCCAAGCTGAGTTTGCCAATAAGGTAGCCAGCATCAACGAGCGTATCAGCAAGCTCCAAGCACTGGAGTTCACAGCATGAGAGTAGACAAATTCAATGTGCGAGTTGTTCACCAGGATGACCCGCTTGTAGAGTTTTACGACTCTCGTTACCCGCATACCGAGTTTGGGCAGTTTGTTAGCCGTTATTACGTGTCAACCATCTTGGAGTCAGATGATCGTGGTTTATGCCTTGATGGTGGTGAACCAGATTGGTCAATCTCTGCAAAAGACATGGCTGTTGTTCGTACATGGTTAAAACAAGAGGTGACAGCATGAGCCAATCACAAAAGATCTTTGAAGCCATCATGAAAACAAAAGGTTATGCAGACCTTTCTCAGAAAAATGGCCGTTACATCAATACAAACATCCAAACCCGTTGGAACTATTTCATCATGGGATGGGAAATGGCAAAGGTGTCTGCATGAGCCGCGAAGCAATAAAGCTGGCGCTGGAGGCGTTGGAATACATCCATAAAGGCGCAAACAATCAAGGGCCACACACAGGCATTTCTTGGCTTTGTGTGTCAAACAAAGCAGAACCAGCAATTACCGCCTTGCGAGAAGCACTGGCAGAGCAGCCAGCACAGCAGGAGCCTTTTGGCTACTTTAAAGCCGAACCATTTGGCTGGACTGATTGCGCTGAGAGTGATGAAGGTGCTGTGGCACTTTATGAGCGTCCACAGCCAGCACAGCGCAAGGAGGACAAATGAAAAGCGCAAGAGAACAGGCCAAGCAAGATGGCTTGCAGCACTACTTCACTGGGTTGCCCTGTAAGCATGGACACATTGACAAGCGCCAAACTTCAGATGGCACTTGTATGGCTTGCTCAAGGGAAAAGTCAAGCAAATGGGCATTGCTCAACCGTGATCGGTATCTTGAAAAAAAGACCGCATCAAACGATAAGCGTAAGCATAAAAATAAGTTGTACGCACAGCACTGGCGACAAGCCAATCCTGAGAAGAAGAACGCTATTGAGGCGCATCGAAGGGCGGCAAAGTTGCAACGCACACCGTCTTGGGCAAACCAGATCAACATAAAGATGTTTTATGAAGTGGCAGAGGTTTTGAGTCGTGGTGGTGTGTTGTTTCACGTTGACCACATTGTTCCACTGAAGGGCAAAGAAGCCAGTGGATTCCATGTTGAGAACAACTTACAAGTCTTGCCTTGGCATCAAAATTTACGGAAAGGTAATCGGTTATGAAAATTGCAACAAGTGAACTTGAGCACCTGCGCGAAGAAGTTAAAAACTGCCATCAAATTATCAAAGACTTGCAGAAGAAGCGTGAGTTTGTTGGGCTGACGGATGAAGAGATTAAGCAAATTGGTCTGAGCAACTACATAAAAGTTGTTCGTGAAACTGAATCCAAACTCAAGGAGAAGAACACATGACCACTCAACTTGTTCGTGACTCTATGAAGCTGATGGCTGATGCTGGCGTGGACATTGTGGACATTAAATGGTTTGACCTGTCTGGGGCGTTCACGGACAAG